CCGAAGTCCGTAGCCTTTAAATAGTTAGACATTAACTAATCCTTCCTGTTTTAACAAACATATCAATCTTTTGTACAGATAACTCACTGCCGTTTACGTCAGCCTCAAAGCCAATCTGAATTGTATTACCACTTCCACCTACACTAGCTTTAATAGAGTCTAGTACAATACCGATAGAAAACTCTGAAAAAGTGTTAACAGTAAAAGTATCCTGCCATGTGCTAGTGACATTAATCCAAGCACTCCCATCCCACTGAAACACTTTCCCTTCATCTACGTCATCGCTAATATTGTTTCCGCTACCGTCATATACAATAGGCGAGTTATTAACCATGTACGCATCGTTTAGTGTAGGTGAAACAGGTAAACCAGCATAATTTGGTACAGTTCCCTTGAATTCAACATACTCAACATACTTAGCAATGCCATACTCAGAAACATCTCCTGTTACAATCGTGTAGGGGTATGACCGAGGAGCTTCCTTGTAATCAAAGTTAGTCTTGATGGAGAAGCTTTGGTTACTACCACCAATGACGGTAGCACTAATCTGCTTCAACATCTTGTTGGTTGTAGGTGCTCCCATGTCAAGGTAGTGAGAAAAGTAACGTAGGCGGTATGAGGAGCCATTATCGTTATAACCAAAATACCTACCAATACCGTTAGTCTTACCAATCAGTAATTCCCTGTCACGACGACGAAGGAATGCAGTAGCTGGATACGAATACCAAACAGTAGTACGAGCAGAGCCATCTTCCAGTGCTTGACGCATATCTAAGCAGTAGACAGTTTCAGTAGAAGGAAACGACAAGAGATAGAATGCGTTTAACTCAGAATAGATAGCTCTAACACCATCTAAATTACCTGTGTTTGATCTTTCTTCTTGGACATCCTTAATCAGATCATCCCTTACATTCTTGGTTAAATCCCGCATAGGCAAGGACTTTTCCTGAATCAATCTACCTAAACTACGTACACCTGTGTCTGATAGGAAAATTAGATCGTTACCAGTATTTTGTACAGAGTCACGAGCTACACAACCAACACCAGAAATAGTGTCAGACAAAGAAAAATTACCAATAGGTGCCTCAGCGCCTTGGTAGATAACAATGTTTCTCTCACAGAAGATGATTAGAAAACCATTATGGACAGCCAGAGCTACAATTGTATCTGCATTGTTAGGCAGGACAGCAGCGATATTCAATGTCCCACTTGTCCCTCCATTGAAGGCAGGGAAATTAACATCTGCAATATCTGTTGACCAGTAAATAGTATCACCGTCATGTGCCCAGAAACGACCATAAGCAGCTATAACATCTCTAGGGTAACTAACACCAAAAGAAAAGACAGGTGAAATATCTGTCCAAGTTACATCTCTTAGCTCATAAACTTTGTTTTCATCTTCGACTAGATAAGTTGATGTTGGAAGAAGTGGGAGAGCAGTAGGACTAGAAATTTCTCTAGGTGTAGTATCTTCCCAAACTTCATCTACGGCGTCCCACTCAAATAACTTATGGGTGTCGTCAGTCAGAAAAATATAAGGTGAACTTGGTAAATCAGCTTCCTGTGTTACAGATTCAAAAGATTGGATAACCCAAGCTGAGGTATCTTCATCCCAACGATAAACTTCATCTGTATCTGTAACAATGTACAAATCACCATCAGTAGCAGAAGCTGGTAAATCAGCTACAATCGCAACACTAGGTAAAGCACTATCTACCCATTCAGTACCATCCCAACCAAAAACTAAATCATCTTCTGTGATATAGTAGTCAAGGGCTGGAGGGTCAATCAAATCAGATTCAGAGGCAATAACTGTTGGAGTTATATCAACCCAAGCAGAACCATCCCATTCCCAAACTTGGTACGCATCAACAGTTAAATATCTGTCGTTAACAAGAGGTACTTCAGGTAAATCGTCAAACGTAGCTACAGAATCATCTACCTGAAGTTTCTCAATAAAGTGCTCATAAATAGTGTTGCAATCTGTTGTAGCACCCTCAGAATAAACTATAGGCTCATGGTTTCTTTGTACAATCAAAGCATGATCGTATAAAGAAGCACCCTTCCAATTGTTAGCAGTAACTGTGGATAGAGCAGGGGTTATGTCAACTAAAGAATCTCCATCATCCCCGCCTTTTAACAACAAGTTGTTACCAGCAGAGAGAATGACAGAAGTATTGTCGGCGTTGACGTGCTCTAGTAAGAAGTCAATGGTAGCCCCTGCAAGTTGGGTAACACCTGAATCAGTACGCATCTGCCATCCCTTACGAGAGCCTAGACGACCATACTTATCAATCACCACATTGTCTGTAAGCTGAGCAAAGTTAGGTGACAGGGTGATACCACTCTCTTGGGTGTTTAACCCATAAAAGCCGGGAGAGACTACTGAGAGTGTTTGTAGTTGTTTCATACGCTATACCAAATAGTGTCCTCTGGGTGACGAGACGCATCCATTGCAATCTCATCTGCCAATGCCGACTGAGCAGCAACGTAGGCGTTCATGCTTTGTTGACCACCATCTTCACCACGTTCCTCAATCGCCATCGCCGTAGCTAACAGGATGATTGGACGATGAGGGATGACAATAGTTTGAGTATCTTCAGTTAACTCTAGGTTACGCTGGGTGATGTTGAAACGAATATCGTAAACAGCATCAGGGATAGGGAATATATCTACTTGAGTGTCACCATCTACGCTAACACCGTTGAAGTTATAATAAACAGGAGAGCCTAACGGGTAGGTTTGTAACAGAAACTGTGCGTCGAACCAGTTTCCTGATTTGTATTGCATCTCATAATTGTTAGTATCATTCAGAACATTTAACACTTTGAAATTATTCCTAGTGTCATTAAGTTCGTAATTAAATACATCAGGCGTGGTGGTTAATGTTAAAGTTGAGCGTAAGGCACTCCAGTCCCAAGCGACCTCTACTTGGCTTTTGGCCTCGTTAACAAAGTCACCAATCAGACGGGCGTAGCTGTTAGAGTTACCTGTGCCTTGTACCGTATCAACTTCACTCTCTCGGAGCCTACGCATCACTTTATTGACAAGTTCTAAATATGTCATTTATCTTTTCCTTTGTTGCTATTATACCACAGATTTCTCAGGTTGTCAAGCTTTTTCTGTTAAATGTTTCACATGAAGTCCCCAGAATAACCAGCTTCTGCTGCTGTTTCAGGGGCTCCGAAAGAAGCGTCTTGGGCTGCAATGGATGCGTCATTACTAACAGTGTAAGAATTACCGTTAGCGTCGGTGACAGAAAACATACCAGTGTTCGCTACATTATTCCCTAAATTGCCATACCCTGCTGAGATAGCATCTATTTGGGAATCTGCTAAAAGACCACCTGCTATATTAGCTAGACCAGCTCCGGGTGCAAAACTATATTGCCCATAGTCTAACAATCCTAATCCTAAAGCTTGAGCACCTAAATTTTGTCCTTGCCCTATACTAGCACCCGGTGTTGGCCCTATTGCGGTATACGCGTCTCCACCAGTAGGCAATTGTTGCCTAGCTCTGGCTTCTTCTTCTAGGCGCTTTTGACGTAATAATTCATCCAGTGTTGCCTGATCTCTCGCTTGTATCTCTCGTGACCTGTAGAATGGATCTTCACGGTATCGAGCATTGTCATTTGTCATAGAGGTAACAGAGAGCATAGGGTTACCATTGACCTGTGGTAGAACACCCATCAAGTCTTTAACATAGTCAGCAAATGAAGCCATTACTTGTTCCTCTTGTTTTTCTTTGAACGCTCATTGCGCTTTGGTAATTGTCTTTTCATACTCCACCTTTCGTTACAACAAGCCAGATTAAACCAGCTACAATGACTACCCCTGTTAAGACAGAGGCGATAATTAAGAATCCGTTAATCCAAGCCCACATCAACTCTTTACGTTTAATCTGCGCTAAGACAATCTCTCTGGCCTCAGCATCACGTTTACGCTTTGCCTCCGCTTGAAACTTTAACCAATCATCCCAAAGCCCTGCTCTGCCCTGATAGATGAATAACTCTTGGATAGCCGCCTCATGTTGCTTAATCTGCTCCAGCGCAAAGAAAGCCTCAGAGTCTGACCCTGATGAATTAGCCTTCTTTGAAAGCTCAGACTTAGAATCAAAGAACTTGAAGATGTGTTGACCCGCTGCCATGATGTCACCACCGTTGGCTATAGTCTCCTTAATAACCCCAAAGGCAGCGTTGGCTATCGCAAGTTCAGCAAGCATTATCTATTCCAATATGTTAAAAGCCATGTAAGGAAACCACCAGCAATAGAGGCAATAGTCATACCCATCCAGAACCCACCTTTGCTTTTGTTAGCCAAGGCCAGTAGCTCTTTGATGTCACTCTCCATGCTCTCTACTTTACAAGTTAAGTTATCAACCTGTGCTGTTAGTCTCCCATATTCTACGGGGTCTATGTTTGCCATTTATTCCTCCGCTGGTTCTGGTGTATTGCTCATTCGATTGCCCCTGTTTCATCAGCCGCTTCTTCAGCCGCTTTTGCTACATTCCAAGCATCAATAGCCCACTGGTATGGTGCTATGCCAGTAATTATTTGGTTGTTTGGTTTTGTTATTACACCCTCTGCAAAAACAGACTTGTATTCAATCTCACCGTATTCACCAACCCATTGCACGGCGTGAACGGTTGGGTCAAGTTGTGACATATCTAATCCGTCATAACCCACTGCATCAACAACAACACGGGCATCATCAGCAACAATTACTAGTTTCATTTATTCACCTCAATAAAATTGGTCGTTGGGACGACGTTTTGAATGGTCGCCCGTAAAACCTGCTGGCTTACATCGTTGGCTTTCACCATCTCGTTTCTAAAAGACTCAACTGCCGCACCAGTCTGACGCTGTTGCTGACTGTTTTCAATCATCAATACTGGCATCCAAGCAATTGAACAACCGTAGTCATCAATCTCTTCGCCAGTGTTTGGGTTAGCCCCCCGTACTTTCATAAACCACGCACAATCAAGTTGACGACATGGGTTAAAGTTATCTAGAGGGCAATTGGCTTTTGCTTCAAGTTTCATTAGTCTTTTGTCGCAATGATTACGTCAACATACTGAACGTCAATTGTTGCCGATGCACTAGAAAGTGAGCCAGAGAAACTGTGGGTGTGTGAAGAGTTACTACCCGTTGCGTTTGCCGCGTTGCTGACATTACTTAGTTGGCTTTTTCTGTTTACACGGGTTACGCCGTTACTTACCCCGGCGTCGGAGTTTTGGATATACGTTGCAACACTGTGTGTGTGGCTTGCCAACTGCGCCGTTGACAACGTTGTTGCTCCGACAGAGCCGCTTAAAGAGCCTGTAACAGTTGGCGTTCCAAAAGCAGTCGTAAATGCCGCAGAACCTCCAGAGCCTGCCGTTCCAGAAACCAGTCGCAATGCCTTGTTGTCGTGCGCCGTTGATTTTGTCCAGCCTGTGGGCGCTGATGTTTGGGCAAATAGCATTGCAGTACCAGACGGGAACGCCCCTAGTGTAGCCCAAGAAGCATCAGTACCATCTGTGGTTAAATACTTACCACTGTTACCCGTCTGACTAGGTAGGGCACCTGCTGTTATAAATGAAAGGTTACCGCTACCATCAGTAGAAATAAGCTGCCCAGAAGTACCATCCGCAGAGGGAAGAACCAGCGCTACTGACCCACTAGCTGGTGGTTTGAGCGTTACTGTACCTGTATTTGTGTTATCAAATTGAATAGCCATTTAGCAGTCCTCCGCACCTTCAAACTCAGGTAGTGTCTTTAGGTGGTTATATAGACCAACCATCAAATCCCCCTCTGGTAGTCTAATGCCAAAGTGCATACGATGGACTGGTCTAGCATTCTGTTCCCTAGCTGTTGATGAGGCGAAGAAGTCAACAATAAAGTCTACCATCACCCCGACATCAGGCATATTTTCACCGTGGAAGTGGACAATCTTAGCGTATGCCGCATTAAAAGAAGCACCTACTTCTGTGTCTGTAATGTTTAGTTGTAAAGCCATAATTAGTACTCCATTTCTGCTGTGTATATGCTTGCTGTCCAACGAATTGTTGTTGCAGCTTGTCCTGTCGCCTGTACCGTAAAGGCATCTGTATTTATAACAATGTCACAGTCCCAAGTTGCCGCACCTGTATCTGCCGCAATAACTGTTTTGGTGACAGAGCCTACAAGTGTTGGTACGCCAGAAGCGCCACGCTTAATACACCCAGTCAACTCCCAAGCCTTTGTATCACCAGCGCCTGTCACCCCTGCTATTAACATAATCTTAAACGCATAGGCTGAGTTAAGATCCATGCGGTTTTGATAAATATAATTTGTACTGGCAGAGCCCGTTAAAACTGTTGGGGTTGCGTCAGTTGTTTCAGTTGATACGTTTTGTATGTTGGTCTGAAACGGGTGTGCTCCGTCTGCAATGCAAAGTCCACCTATTGAAAGAGAGGAGGGTCTACCTTTATTATCGGCATAGTAACCCAACGCCACGCCATAAGCTCCATCTGCTGTTGTGTTGTACCCTAGAGCAATTGATGCAAGACCGGCTGCGTTGCCAAGAAAACCCAGAGCAGCACTATAATTACCATTTGCATTGTTTTGCCAGCCTCCAGCAGTTGCAGAATCCCCGCTTGCTGCATTATTTCTCCCCCCTAAAACGGTTGAGTAGGATGCACTAGCCACTTGAGCATTAGTAGCTCGGCTAGTTTGCCAGTCAGTAGCGTAACTCCCCCGCTTATTACCACCAGTAGTAGTCCCATCTGGTATTTGTGCTAGTTTTGCGCCCGTACCTTTTGGTGACAGAGCAACATCTACGTTAGTGCCAGCATTGGCAACGATTAACGCATTAACAGGTTTAGAGGCATTAACCCCCGTTGCGCTTTCAGCATCGGTGAAGTATGTAAACCCAGCGCCTGTAGCACCAGCAGCACCTGTATCCCCTGTTATCCCTTGAATACCCTGAGCACCTGTAGCACCAGCAGCACCTGTCGCCCCTGTGTCGCCTTGGATACCCTGAATACCTTGAGCCCCAGTAGCCCCAGTAGCCCCAGTAGCCCCTGTGTCTCCCTGAGTACCTTGGATACCCTGAATACCTTGAGGGCCTGTTGCGCCCGTAGCTCCAGTGTCACCTTGTATCCCTTGAGCACCTGTGTCTCCTTGTATGCCTTGGATACCTTGGTCGCCTTGAGGCCCCGTAGCCCCCGTAGCTCCAGTGTCACCCTGAATGCCTTGAGGGCCTGTGTCTCCTGTATCACCTTGAATACCCTGAATACCTTGAGGGCCTTGAGCACCTGTATCACCTTGAATACCCTGTGGCCCAGTAGCTCCTGTGTCCCCCTGAATTCCCTGAATACCTTGGTCACCTTGAGGCCCAGTAGCCCCAGTAGCTCCTGTGTCCCCCTGAATTCCCTGAGCACCGGTAGCACCTACATCACCACGAGGGATTGTGAAAGCTACTACCTGCTCACCAGCATCCCCTGTAATAGCTACAGAAGCGTTTGTGCCGGGGGTTCCTGTGGTGGTTGTACCAGCGGTTAACCTAGAAGCATCAGCAGCATCTATAGCTGATTGAGCAGCATTGGTAGCCGAAGTAGCCGCATTGGTTGCTGACGTTGAAGCAGCAGAAGCGCTGTTAGCCGCATTAGTTTCACTTGTCCCTGCGTTGGTAGCAGAGGTTGCAGCGGCTGAGGCACTGTTGGCGGCATTGGTTGCCTGTGTGGTAGCCGTAGAAGCACTTGTAGCTGCGTTAGAGGCGCTTGTGGACGCATTTGAGGCAGAGGTAGCGGCATTGGTTTCAGCGGTCTCAGCGGCTGTCTGAGCTGTTTGAGCATCTGTGGCGCTGGAGGCTGAAGCAGCAGCACTTGTAGCAGATGCGGTAGCGCTATTGGCACTGTTAGTTGCACTCGTAGCCGCGCTTGAGGCAGAAGTTGCCGCATTGGTCGCTTGAGTTGAGGCTGTAGCCGCGCTTGAGGCTGCATTAGTCTCACTGGTAGCAGCATTGGTTGCTGAAGTAGAGGCTGATGAAGCACTAGAGGCTGCATTAGTCGCTTGAGTTGTAGCGGTAGTCGCTGCGGTAGAAGCCGTAGAAGCCGAAGCAGCAGCGTTGGTTTCACTTACACCAGCGGCTGTCTCACTAGCGGCAGCAGCGGTTTCGGATGCAGCAGCGGCTGTCTCAGAGGCTCCTGCGGCTGTCTCTGAAGCTGCGGCATTGGTAGCAGAAGTACTGGCAGAAGAAGCACTAGAGGCTGCGTTAGAAGCACTTGTAGCCGCATTAGCGGCTGAGGTAGAAGCAGATGAAGCAGAGCTAGACGCATTAGTCTCGCTAGTTGAAGCTGCTGATGCTGAAGAGGAAGCTGAAGATGCAGAGGAAGCAGCAGCCGTGGCGCTATTGGCTGCATTAGTAGCTTGCTCTGTAACAGCGGTTACTGTAGCATCAGTAGTGCTATCACCAGCCCCACCTATCCCACGAAAGATTGCCATATTAACTCCTAAATAATCTTTGTTGAAAGACTCTAGTAAAAGCCCTTTAACAAAGAAACCCTCCGAAGAGGGCTTCCTTTAGCCTAATTAGGCAGACATTGCGATTGCAACAGCAGCTTCATCACGCAACTCTTCCACACCATACAGCATGTCAGAGGTAAACAATGTACCCAAGTACTCTTGCTTGTACTGAGTCTGTGAGCGTACACCCATCTGCTCTGCCAACACAAAAGCGTCCTTGTGGAACATCATACCGATACGAGCATCGCCAGTGGCAGTCTCGCAGTTGGTAGAAACGTAAACCTTCACGCCGTAGACGTTACCGATTTCACCGTTACGGATAGTGTTGCCACCACCTGTTTCACCCACAAAAGCTTGCTCAGTGAAACGAGCCAAGCCCATCATCACGTTACGAGCTACAGGAGGCAATACCAAGCAACGACCGTCCATAGGCACGTCAGCATCGTCCAACGTCTGGATAACCTTACGGAGACCAGCGTCAGTGATTGCTGACTCGTTACCGCCTGTGTACAGCGTAGAGCCATCACCAGCAATAACAGCGTACTCATAAGCAATAGTACCAGCACCGCCAGCACCGTTTTGCGCGTTACGACCCAATTGAATCAAGTCGGTGTCAACTTGTCTAGCCAGCGCGTAGCCAGCGTCACCAGTGTAAAACTTACGCAATGAAGCCAGAGCTTGAGTTTCCGTGATGTCTTCGATCAAGCGGCTGTACTCATAGTGCTTGTTCACCACCACCGTAATTTCTGACTCAGTAGCGGCTTGCAGGGTCACTTGTGTAGATGCGGCTTTAGCAGCAGCAGTACCACGAGTGGGCTTAGGAATGTGCAAAGTGTCGCCCTTTTTGCCCTTGAAGGACATTTTGGAAACGAGGTTTGCCATAACGAGGTTTTGCTTGTAGGCTGCGATGATTTCATCAGACCACAATTCAGGGATGAACGTTGCACCAGTTGTATTGGTGACGTGATTAGTTCCGAGTGCCATAAAAATTCTCTTTCAAAATGGTTATTTAACACGACCCTCCGCATATGCAGCCATAATCTCATCAGAGAGGGCTTGATAACGGTCAGGGTTAGTACGCATGAGTTCGATGATGTCGGCTCTGCGATAGGTTTTCTTACTTGCTGTCTCACCAGACCCTTTGGATGAACCAGTGGATGCTGCTTTGACTGCTTGCTTACGCTGTACTTTCTCGACTGCTTGTGACTGGTTGACTACTTGTTTTCTTTCTTTCCAAGTAGATAACAACTCATTCGCTGCATCAAAATCGTAGGAGCGATCTGCTCGACTAAATAGCTCTTGCCTAACCTTACTCTTGTTAATCCATTCAGAGAAGCTACCGTCATTGACGACTTCAGTAAAATCAGGATGTGCAGACTTTAGGTTAGCCAGCGCTTCTGCCTTCTTCATTTGTGCCGAGAGCTGTTCTGCCTCGCGCACCTTCGGATGCTTGGAAATAGCTGATGCAATAGCCTTTTCGGGATCGGTAAAGAAATCTACCTCTTCCTCGACTTCTGGGGCTTGTTGTTTTTGTGAGACGGTTTGGGCTTGTACAAAGTCATCTACAATTCGTCGAAGTTCCCCGACTTCACTCCCTTGCTTGCCGATTGCGCGTTCGGCCTCTTGATGCATACGAACAATATCTTTAACAGACTTGCCCTTATACTTATCAGGAATGTCATCTTCTGTATCTTGTGGTTCAGGTTCCTGTTCAGGGGTTTCCTGTTCCTGCTCATCCTCGATAGATGAATACTCTTCTTCGTCTTGTTGCGACTCGTCGCCTTCGTCAATAAATGTTGCCATTAAACTCTCCGTGCTATATAAGCATTGTGGAATATAACTATGTGCTTGTGCTTATTCAGCGGCACTCTTTCTTTCCTGCGCCATCTTCTCGTTTCGCTTCCGTTCCCATTGCATTGCTGCTCCGGGAAAATCTCCGGTCACGCCCTCAAGTTTGACCATAGGCTTGCTAACGATACGAATAGCAGGTTGACCACACACCTTACAATTGGTTGTTCGGAGTTCCGAATCAATGTAAGCTTCTGTGAGATGGTCATCTCCGCAGATAAACTCGTAGATACGTTTAGGCATTTACTTCCCTCTCAAAGTCCTCGTAGCTGTTTTTAATCGCTGACTCGTAAGAGAGAACTCGCTGTACCGCTTCTATTTGTCCTCTGCGAAACCAGAATTGCTTCTCATCTGGGATGGTGGTAATATCCTGAAGTAGCTCCATATTGTCGGAGATGTCTTCTAGGTATTGCTTCCAGCCCTTTGAGGCAAACAAATCTAGTAATGTTTCGTAATAATCTTGTAGTTCTTTGTCCATCTCTTTATCCTTTCATAATGTGGAGAGATGTTGCAATTATACCACACTTTTATAAATTTGTCAAGTGTTTTGTTTGTTATTTCTAGCGCTAACTTGCATTGCTGCGATGCGCTCGTTGCTCTTAATGTCAGCTTCCTTGAGCATCAGATCAGCAATACGGGCACGTTTCTCAAACTCAGCATCATCAGCATTACCCTGCTGGATGTTGGTAGAGATAGCCGCAGCCATCTTAGCCTTAACAACCTCTGGTTCAAGTTGAGCCTCGACAGCGTATTTCTGTGCTCTCGCTTGAGCCTCCATTGTCTGAGCTTGTACAAGTTGTAGTTGCGCTTGCCCCATCTCCATCTGCATTTGCATCTGCTGTTGTTGCATTTGCTGCTGCTGTGGGTCAGGCTTAGACACCTCAGCCATTTGAGCGATAATCTCTTCACGGTTAGACAGACCCATGTTGTCAATAACCGCTGTAACCAGCATTGGGTACATTGGACTATCTTGACCCAACGTCTGCAACAGTTGTACAAGTTGTGTAACCTCATACTCACGAGCGATAACACCCAGAGATGACGAAGGTACAAACTTATAATCGCTGACAGGGTAATGCTCAGGGTCAAACTGCATGTAACGCCACGCTGTCTTCTCAATCATAGGGATTAGGAAAGACTCTTGGAAGTTAATCAGGGTACGCTTGTGGCGCTTGATAATTGCACCCATCGACATGGACACAGCACCAGCAGCAGCGTCACCATTGATAGTTCCGGGGATGCCAGCAGCGTCAATAGCGCCAGTAGCCATCTGAACCATCTTCTGCAACTCACCAGCCTGAGCGAAGGTCACCTGATCGAGGTTACCAAACTTAAATGGCTGTAGGATTTCAGATGGGTTACCGTTAGTGAGGATTGTCTTGCCGGGACGAATCTCTAGTTTAGCCCCACGAGGCATACGAGAAGCATCCATAGCCATCATTGGGTGGACAGTGAGGGCTAGGGCATCGATACGGGCACGAAGCTCAGCATCCAAAGCCTTCTGGCTGTTATAGCCCTTCTCACAGATACCACGACCCCAGAAGCGAGAGGGTACTACGTCCCAAGGGAAAGCCACAACAGGGCGATCCTGCATCATGTAGGGATTCTCTTCAATCTTGAGCAGTTGACCACCGTTGGCAATAACAACAATCACCTCAATGTAGCCTTCGTCCTCTTCGTCATCCTCTTCTTCAGGTTTGACTTCTTTGGACAACTCATCATCCTCATCGTCCTCCATAATCGCCGCATTATAGAGGTGACGTGGGATTAAACCGTAATATTTGGTTAGTCTAACTTTATCTTCGTCAAAAGAGGTAAGCTCTTTGTCAGCTTCAATGTCTGAATCAGTATCGGCAGACTCAAGATCAACATCGCGATAGATACCATTTTGAATTCCAATCTCTACTTGGTGTTTAGGAACAAACTCGTCAATCGCAACACCCAAGGCATCCTCAATAGAGGAGGCAACAGGGTCAATCAGGAAGTTCTGAGGTAGGATTGGGCGTAACTTAACAACCACACGGTCTTCAATGTTAACACCAATCGCTTGCATCGCCCCATCCATGATAGGCTGGGTGGCTGGCTTCATCTCCTTGACTTCCTCAAGCACCAATTCGGCTACAGCAGTACCGTAGACAGCGGCGTTGAGGATACACTCGGCTACAGCCTTGCGCGTCTTGGTAAATTGGAAGTCCTCAGACAGTTGTTCGCGCAAATAGGCGATGTCTTCCTTGTTTTGGTCGTTGCGGTCATCACGAATGTCAAACCATTTACCACGACCGAAGGTAGCTTCCTCCACCTCAGCGACAGATGACTCCACGGCTTGCTGAAGGGCTGGTGAGATGAGACGTGAGCGTTCTGAGTCGCGGGTCTTGTCCTCTGCTGACCAGATACCACGCCAGAGACGGTAATACTCGTCAAACTTCTGCTCGTAGTTAGCGCTATAGTGGTCGCGCCATTGGTCTACCTTATCGATAACCCAACTTTCAACCTTCTGGTCGCTGTATTTCTTATCGTCATCCATGTTAATATCCTGAAATTGTGTCTAGGTACTCGTACTCTTCCTCTTCAAAGTCAAAAACATAGGCTACTTTTGCAAGTTGCTCAATGTAAGACAGTGCGTCAGGCAAGTCATCGTGTACTAGTTTGTTTGGAAACTGAAATAGTTGGTCTAGGAACTCGTTGTTCCAATCACCTTTGTTGAGGGTAACGTAACCATTCTCAAAGCGCCCTTGCAGCGCCCATACAACACGGTCTGTTTTCTTCTTATTACCGTGTGTTAGCTCGTCAACCCTGAAGAATGTCTGGGTTCTCTTCATAATGTCGGTCATGTAGGGCATAACCGCCTGTTTAGCGATACCCTTCTCAATGCCAACAGCTACAGGCTCGTACTTGGCGACAGCATCGAATATCTTCTTGGCTGTTTCCTTGACATCCCACCTGCCGTAGACAATCTCTGCAACCCACCAACCCTTTTCGTTGGCTTTAACAATAGCCATAGCAGTGTTGTCAAGGCGAGAGTTCTTAACACCGACAGACCCCTCAGCCTCAAAACCAGCCAAGTCAACCGCGATGTAGAAGTCACCCTCATCAGGCTCTTCCTCGTCAAACTTTATCCACTCTTCTTTGAATAACTCCCCACCTGCGGCCTCGAAAGATGCCATAAACTCCTGCCGGAATGCAAATGAGGACATGCTTTTCTTAGCTGCCTCAATCTCTTTAGGATCAAGTAGCGGGTTGTCGAACGAAGTGAAGTGGAAAGACTTGAAGGTGTCATCGGTTCCTTTTAAACCGTATTGGTATAAATCATAGAAATGGTTACGACCCATCGGCGTACCAATGAACATCGCTCTACCCTTCAAATCAGCCAGTGCAGGGCGTAAAATTTGCTCCCACACCGCTGGCTTCATATCTGCATACTCATCGAGTACCAGAAACTTTAGCGAAACACCCCGCATCGTTTCAGGCCGATCAGCACCTTTGAGACTAATAGTTGCCCCATTGATAAGCTTAATCTGCAAGTTGTTAATATGGCTACCTGTAATGACAGAGTGACCAACCTCAAGCAGGACTTGCCACATGATATCACGAGCTTGGCCTTGCGTAGGAGCAACATAAAATACATGACCTCTCTGGCTTTGTAAAGCCTCAACTATTAAGCGGTAAGCCGCCAACCTACTCTTTCCTGTGCGCCGACCAGCCGCTACCACATGGAAGCGAGTCTCATCAGCCCACACCTTCTTCTGCCACGGGAGTAATTCAATCTTTAAATCACTCACAGGTTCGCCTTAATATCTATAGGGTAACATGCAGCGTTGTAGGGGTTCTCTGGGTTTGAGTTGACGTATGTAGCTTTAACAACACACTCATCCAACGTCTTTACCTCATATCTACCCATTATGGTTGCTTGACCACCGGGGGTTAATGAGAAGATTATCAGGATTATTTTTAACATCACTTACCTCTTATAAGGTTAACAAGGGTTATGACACCACCGAACGAATAGCTTATACTACCCTTGATAGCGTTTATCAGTCCCCTGTATATTTCCATTGGACTAGGGAGAATCCAGCCTAGGATGATTAACAACAGAACCCAAGGTGGTAAACTGTTGATGGTTACGTTGGCGGCGTCAATGGCGGTTTCTGCTTGCGACAGCTTACCAATTTGTTGCGCCTCAACTTTGTTTTCTTTTACGTCACCGACTTGGACACCAGTCTGGTTATTCTCTTTACCAATCTGAGTGTTGGCAGCAACGTTTGTTCCACCACCCATGCCGGGCACAAGTGCGCTTAAAGCAGAACATCCCGCCAAAATACTAATAGAAAGCGCTACTAGGATTCTGGCGGTTTTCACAGCCCCCTAGTACCCATCAGCCCACGGTCGGCTAACAGGTCTTCCATTGTTGCATACTGAGGCTGCTCAAAATCACTCATAGGAGCAGAAGGAGTATATGGCACTGGTTGTTGAGGGATATAATCGTATGTTGGCTGCGCTTGTGGGGCTGGCTGCGGTACTTCGTCATACGCAACAGGCATTGCACCGTTGGTGATGGTGTCATAACCAGCAGGAGCGTTGAACTCTGGGTTTACAAATCCACGACCAGCTCCTGCTTTTCTACTGCTTGTATACTTATTCCAAGCAGTTTCAGTTTCACCTTCTGGCATAATAATACCATCAACGTCTACTTGAAAACCAGAGTTGTTCAGCGTTAGTTGTTTTTCAAAAGCGTCTGAATATTTTTTGCGTTCCGCTTTTTTAGTAGCGTTTTCTCCACTGTTAACTACATTAGATATTTCATCTGCTGTTGTCAGCCCTTTGGTTTTGCTATTTAACCAAGCAATAGAAGCATCGGCTGCAAACTCAGGGTCACTTAAAATCTCTGGGTCATCTAATAATACGTTTTCGTCTCCAAAAAGTAACTTAGACAAATTTTTATAATTATCTTTACCTGTTACTTGAATGAAACCACGACCACGATATTTGTAACCATCACCCTCTTCTGTGTTTCCATTTCTATTATTATAAACAATTTTGGCAATTGCTTGAGGGCCTCCAGCGGCTGCTTCTCTAGCTTTTGCTATTGTCGGAAAACGACTAGGCCACGTTGCCATTAACCCTTCGGCGCTATAATTCATGTTCTCTGTGAGACGAGCAAAATTACCCGTTTCTTTTTTAAACTGCCCTAGGTATAAAGCTTGTTTATTTTTAGGTACACCAGCCTCATCCATTTTTTTTAACAGCGCTTGAACTCTTTGACTAGTCGCCATACTTATACTCCTCGACATCCACGATGTCATCGTTTCCGGCAATAGACACTGACTCGCCCACACCGGAGATTGTAATGTTAACAGAAGGGCGAGAAGACCCACCCTTATCTTTCTCGAAGTAGGACATCGGAAGCATCCTATCGACCAACAGCTTCCACGCTGCTGCTTGGTTTTTATGTTCATCATCTAGTGCCGCATCCAGTATGGAGTCTAACACCTTACGGGATTTAGGAGATGCCATGAGCCTCGCCTTAAATTCCTCTATCGCGCTTGCATCCCCTTTTGGTCTGCCAACGGGTTGCTTGCGGGCTTCGGCTAATGATGCCTTTGAGGGTCTTCCTCGTTTTTTTCCTGAAGGGGTCGCTTGACTCACAGGGTTATCCATAATTGGTTCCTTACACTATATAGCACTCTAAAAGGTCGCTTGACTCCATCTATATAGGTCTATATAGTAAGTACTCAAGCGTTCCTATATAACTATATAAACTATGAACCTCAAGCAGACTAAGATCAAACCTCACTTAACGTCATACCCTATATAGTGCGTATTATAGCATACTTTTTCAATTTTGTCAAGTGTTTTCTTCACTTTTTTTAGATTTATTTTTAATCACGCTTGAGGGGGTTAGTTTGCTGTTCTGTCGCAATCGTCGCCCTTGACCTCGACAGACGACAATTCCTTTACTCTGTCCCTAATTAAATCTTTGGGGTTTGGTTAATCTCTTTT